AGGGTCTCCCCTTTCTGATTCTGATTTGCAAAGTCTAAGAAAAGGTACGAAAGCTGTATTAATTGTTAACCAAACCCCTTACACTAAGCCAGCCAAAGGCACCTCTTTAAAGGTCGTCGGTGTCCAAGTGACCAAGCTTGTCACCATGAGCGGGGCTAGTGATTCTGGGGATATGTCAGTTGATGATGTCAATGCCATCTTTGGTACAAGGGATGGATACAAAGCAGCCTCACCAACTGTTAGTGCTCCAGCTGCTGAGACATCTGCTGAAAATTACGACTTCTGATCATGGCTTTTCGCTCCACATTGGAGGAGCGAGTTTCTAAGTTCTTTGATAAGAAGAATGTTCCTTATATATATGAGGCTAGAAGTTTTCAATATGTATTGACTAGTAAGTACACCCCCGACTTTTTCATCGGGGATGTGATTTATGAAGTCAAAGGATTCTTCAAACCCTCAGAGAGGCGTAAGCATTTAGCTATAAAAAATCAACATCCCGACTTAGATATTCGTTTCATATTTCAAAGAAATAACACCCTTACAAAAAAAAGTAAAAGCACGTATGGGGATTGGTGTGACAAACACGGATTCCTTTGGTGCATTCACCCCAACATCCCTGATTCATGGATCAGTTAGCTCACAGCAACCTCCTGAATTACATCGATGACCTTGTTGTTCGATGTGAAGACGAGGGTTTTCCCTGCCAATTAATAATCGAATGCTTAAAAGAATACGCAGAAATCTTCGAGGAGTTGCATCTTCATGGAACCCCAAGACTCTGAGTTTCTCAGGCATCAAGCGTGTCCTGCTTGCCCTAGTAGTGATGCGTTTGCTCGGTACAGTGATCTTCATGGTTATTGTTTTTCTTGCGGCTACCGAGAATCAGCACCAGGAGAAGGAGAAACCAAACCTTCTAAAGAGAGAAGCAATCTTACGTTTGAGGGGGAGTTTGCCCGACTCTCTACGAGAAACTTAACGGAGGAGGATTGTAGAAAGTTCAATGTTAGGGTCGATCATCCTGGCCCAGTTATACGCTTCCCGTATTACTCTTTATCCGGACAGATTGTTGCGTATAAGGAGAAGACGAAAGAGAAAGATTTTTATTGGAAGGGTAAGAATGTTGATAAAACATTATTTGGCCAGCATTTATTCGGTGGTGGAAAAACTGTTGTAATTACAGAGGGGGAACTTGATTGTCTTTCGGTGTGGTCTGCCAGGAAAAACTGGCCGGTCATGTCCATAGCAAATGGTTCAAAGGGAGCATATAAAAATCTCTCTGCCCAACTCCCTCACCTATTGAAATTTGAAGAGATCATTCTCTTCTTTGATAACGATCAAGCAGGACAAGAAGCAGCTGAAGAGTGTGCTTCTTTGTTTCCTCCTGATCGTGTTTTTATTGCCACTATCCAAGGATACAAAGATGCTTCTGAAGCTTTACAAGCTAAAGACTCTGAAGGTATACGTCAGGCAATTTGGAACAAGAGAGCCTATTCACCCAAGGCAATCATTGATGCAAGATCTTTATTTGATCTCGTATCAAAACCCCTTCATGGGAAAGATGCTGATTGGCCATTCCCAACACTGAATGAAGTAACGGGAGGTCTACGTCTTGGTGAGCTCGTGACTCTAACGAGTGGGACAGGTTCGGGTAAAAGTACAGCTACTGGAGAAGTAGCTCAATCACTCATCGATCAGGGATTCACTGTTGCATACATTGCATTAGAGGAATCAGTTCAACGGACTGCCTTGAGGATGATGACAGTTAAGGCAAATAAACCACTACATCTAAATAACGAGATACCAGAGGATGAATTACGAGAAGCTTTCGATGCTAGCTGTGGAACTGGAAGGTTATATCTACGGTCTGGATTTGGCTCTGTTGATCCCGACCATCTTATTTCTGACATTCGTTTCGTTGTCAAAAACTATGGGGCTAAGTGGGTAATCATTGATCACCTAAGCATCTTGCTCTCCGATAACACAGAAAACGATGAGCGGAAACTTATAGATCGTGTGATGACCCGACTCAGAAGTTTCGTGGAGGAATGTGGGGTAGGAATGATTTTAATTTCTCACCTCAGAAGAAACCACGGAGACAAAGGACACGAAGACGGCGCAGCAATTTCTTTAGGGCAACTTAGGGGCTCACATTCCATAAGCCAATTGTCAGACATTGTTTGCTGCATCCAAAGAAATATCTCATCAGGCGATAACACCTCTGAATTAGTAACTCTCAAGAACCGCTTTAATGGCCGTACTGGTCCAAGTGGTGTCTTGTCATATTCAACCGAAACAGGTCGATTAGTCGAAGTTCAATCCGCAGAAACCACCTCATCCGATACCTATGAAGACTTTTAGTCCACATAAATTAGTCCTATTCAAAATGAAGGACTGCGCTCCATGTCTGAATGCTTCCATGACCTTAGACAAGGTTATTCATAAACATCCAGAATTTGTTCCATACACCTCTCAGTTATGGAAAGAGAACCATCCCTCTCTTGTTGAGTCCTATGAACTTGAATTATTTCCTACCCTGATCATCCTTAATTCGGATTTAGATGAGATCAATAGGATTACAGGTTCAAAGAATTTAACAGAAGATTTTTGGTGGAAGATCTTAACCAGCATCCATCATTCGGAGACACAATGAGACTTGCCTTTGATTGTGAGACCAATGGGCTCATGAGAGGAGACTTAAGTGAAGTTCATTGTCTAGTCACTAAAGACTTAGATACAGGTCAAGTCTCTCGATACGACGATCACAAAAACAATCGCTACAGCATCACAGAAGGCTTAGCAAGCTTGATGGTTGCTGATGAATTATGGGGCCACAATATCGTGGCGTTTGATATAGAAGCTCTCTCTTTTATCTACCCATACTTCAAGCTAAAAAAGACCAAGCTTTATGACACCCTGATTCTTTCAAGACTGTTCTTTACAGACATGCTTGATCGTGATTACAGGTCAAGACCAGCCAACATGCCAGCTCAACTTTATGGGAGACATTCTCTAGAAAGTTGGGGGTATCGGTTGGGGGTCATGAAGAGTGAGTATGGAAAACAGCTCAAGGGAGATTGGTCTACCTATACAGAAGAGATGTTGGAGTACTGCGTCCAAGACGTAGAGGTTACTGTTCAACTCTCACAATTGTTTGAGCCAAAGCTCGAGCAATATGTCGAGCCTATTGATACTGAGCACAAGATCGCTCAGATCATGACATGGCAAGAGCGAGAGGGATTTCCTTTTGATGTTCCCAAGGCTCATAAGTTAGAAGGCAAATTAAGAGTAGAACTTGAAACTCTTTCTGATCAGATGCGCTCTACTTTCACAATGGTTGATGGTGGAAGATTCATCCCTGCAAGACCTAATAAAAATAAAGGTTATGTACGAGGTGCTGAATTTTGCAGACTGAAAGAGTTCAATCCTACAAGTAGGCAACATATAGCCTTCGCCTTTGAAACTTTTAGAGGATGGGAACCAAAGGAAAAAACAGATACAGGTAAGCCAAAAATTGATGAAAAAATTCTGGAGGAAATAGGGACAGACGAGTCTAAAAAATTCGCACGTATCCTCACCCTTCAGAAACATTTGGGTCAACTATCAGAGGGACAAAACGCATGGCTAAAGAAAGTAACCAAGCAAGGAAAGATCCACCATTCATGTGTACTCAATACCAACACGGGACGCATGGCACACATGCGACCCAATCTGGGGCAGGTAAAAAGTGACAAAGAATCGAGAGAGCTTTTTCACCCTGGTCCTAATCGGGTCCAAGTTGGGGCTGACGCTAGTTCTCTGGAGCTCCGTTGTCTTGCCTTTTATCTTGCTCGCTATGATCACGGCACCTTTGCGAAGGAAGTCGTCGAAGGAGACATCCACTCCCACATGGCATCGATCTCCGGCGTTGATAGGTCAACACAGAAATCGGTCACGTATTGTCTCATCTATGGAGGGGGAAACTTTAAGTTAGGTACTGTTGCTGGAGCCAAGAAAAAACAAGCAGTTGCACGTGGTAAAGAGCTACGAAGAAAACTATTGACAGGTATTAAAGGGTTCCAAGAACTCAACGATGCTATTCAAAAGAGAGCAGAGCATGGAGTCATCAAAGCAATAGATGGGAGGCCAATCCG